TTTGTCCGCCGCCCCCTCCTCCTCCGCCCCCTCCTCCTCCGCCCCCTCCTCCTCCGCCCCCTCCTCCTCTGTCTCTGCCTCTTCCTGATGCTTCTCTTTCTTCTGCTATTCTTACTGCTTCTATGGCTGCTGCAACCTCATCTTCCCTTCGTTCTGCATCTGTTCTGCGTTTCATTGTAGATGGACCTACAGCAGAACTCACACTAGATGGTTCGCGTTGTAATGTAAAAGGTCCGTCCGAAATATTACTACTACGTACAGATATTGAAATTTCTCTACCCCTGATGTTTTCACTATAATTGCTAAGGCCTATTGTAAATGGTCCTGAAGTTTGTTTTCTTTTATGACTTCCGTCCTCAATTTCAAATGAAGCTATTGGAAGAGCCATCTGAATTGGTTCTGGAGGAGCTGGAGGAGCTGGAGGAGCTGAAGGAGCTGGAGGAGCTGGAGGAGCTGAAGGAGCCGGACGAGCTGGAAGACCGCGTCCTAATAATGTAACTAAACTTGGGTCTATATCATTAATAAGTCTTGGATTTGTATACTCTACTGTCATAGGTGTCAAACCACCATGGTCTTTTGGATGACCTTTTATTATAAACCCATAATTTTTATAGAAATCTACTTTTTGACGTACTGCACTTAATGTTATAAGATTAGACCCGCAAAGTCCTTGTACACGTTGTCTAGGCGTTTTCATTTTAGTCATTATATGTTTTAAAATTGCCAATATATATTTAACTACTCCACTGACATTTTCAGACCCACATACTACATCAATATAAAAAAATCCACCTTCGTAATCATATTTTATATTTGCAAATCCAGATATAACAATAACAACATTGGCTGCATCTTGATATGCAGTTGCATTATAAAATATTATATTTATATCAGCAGTACCGAATGAATGGTTAGAATATCCCGGATTTACTCCAACACCACCAACATCTACGCATAATTGTCCTCTCCGAATTAATTCAGTTATACCCATTTTACTTGCTACTGCATTACCATTGTCTATTGATAGTCTTACACGTTCATTTGATGATTGTTCATATTCTGTGAATGCACGATGTACATCTCTTAATCCTGGTTTATCAATATATTCTCTATTAAAATTTACAGCAACAGTATAATCTAAAGTTTTTGGAACTGGTAAAACTTTACTCAGTTTAACCGCATCTGGATTTTGTTGAATTCTACCGAGAGGACTTGCTGCATGTCTTGCTAAACTATCTCGACCTCTAGCTGGACTTCTAGATTGACTACTTCGACCTCTAGCTGGACTTCTAGATTGACTACTTTGACCTCTAGCTGAATTTCCTAAACTTCTACCCGGACTTCTAGATGAACTTTCTCGACTTCTAGCCGAACTACTAGCTGAACTTTTAGGTCTAAGGTGTTTTGCTGCATACTCGGCTGCCCTCTTTTGCTGAGCTTTTATTGAAGACATTAATATATAATATATAAATGTATTATTTTACAGTAATGATAATGAAAATTAAAATATTCACTGAGATAATAAAGGATAATCAAACATTTCAAAATCTTTTGCATAATATTTATTAATCAATTGAATTGATTTTGAATTTAATAAAGTAGCATATTTGGTGTTTGTAGTCGGATTTATATTACAATTTACTGTTGTATTTACATTTTCACTAAAATCGGTAAATCCGTGTTGATGCATTTGCTCAGTTAATGTTTCTGTTTTTAATATAATAATACCTTCTGGCATATTTCCATTTTCATCAACTAAATATAAATACTGTGGTAATTTATGATTATCAAAAGTAGATGGATTATTAAAAAATTCTATTAATTTTAAATATACAGTGTCTTGAGTAACAGTATTTGGATTTAATAATTTAATAAAAAATAATTCGGAAATAATTCTGTCATATGGATTACGTACAATCGTTATTATTTTATGACCATTTCGTTTAGATAATATATTAGATGTTACACTTTTTGAAATAGCATTATCAAATAATATATCTTTATATTTTTGAATTTCAGTCCATGTAATATGTTGTAATGAATGCAATAATGTTAACGATAAATTTGCTTTTTGAAAATTTCGAAATTCGACTAAAGATTGTTTTATCTCTTTCCATTTTTCAATATTTTTATTAAAATTTAAAACAGGACTAGATGTAGATATTATTTTATTTGGTACTGATATAGGGATTAATTTATCAGACGTATTAATATTATTTTTTTTGTTTAAATTGTTGTAAAGTTCAATTTGTTCCATGAAAACAGAAGACATGTTTGTATTATTGACTGATACCGAAGAATGTAAATTGACAGGTGCTGATTGAATACTTTGTTGATTTATAAATGTTTTTGTTTTTGCATTAATTATGTTTTGTATAAAATTAATATTAGTTTTTAAGTTATTTTGTATAATATTTGTACCACGTGTTTCATTGGATTTCACTATATTTTTCTCATAGGATTTCACCATGTTTTTTTCGTTAGGTTTTATGTTTTGGTTTATAATATTTTTTTCATTTTCAATCATTTGTATTAATTTTGTTTCCCATATTTTTTTTAATTGCATCACATTTTGTTGGGTTAAATCATGATTTTTAAAATAGTATTCATAATAAATACTATTTACATTTAATTTGATTTTGTATTTTTTACTCAAATATTGTCCTACACTAGTTCCACCAGTTTTTGGAATATGAATTAATAATATTTTTGGATTATTAAAATACGGCATATATTTTAATAAATTAATATATAATAGGTATAATAATTATATTGAATTAGTTATACTTAATGCGTACGGATTTCCCTTCAACTGTGATAAAACATCCGGATTTACTCTATCTGAATTCATACCAGAATACAGCTCATGTTTACCTTGGAGTTTTCCCATGGTATCTAATCCGGGGCTTTGATATGAAATTACAGGAACTGGTGCACGACTATTGACTAAATAAGAATTTTTATCACCTTCTCTTATATTTTGTTGATTATTCAATAATGCCATATTTCCGGGAACTAAACGCCCATCAATAGTAGACGATTTAATATCATTATTACGTTGTCTATATTCGGCGTCATATGTTCTCGCTTGGCGGGTATTTGCCCCTGCACTAGAATTGCCCGCATAATAAAAATCCGATTGGTTCATACGTTCATTTATAATGGGTTGATTGGGTGTTACGGAATATGCACCTTTGCTCAACTGATTAGTTCCCGAATTTAAATGAAATTTGGAATTTTCAGTTGTCTCGCGAATAGTGGGTCCCATTCGGTCAGCTGGATTAAAAATATACGACAATGGAACAGTTGTACCCGCATCACCATACGGGCGTAATGTACCAATGACATTTTGTTTGCGCGATGGACGTAATACATCTAACAATGGTGACACCACTGCTCCGATTGCACTGCCAACTGCACCGAAATAATCCGGTTGTATATTGGCAGCTCGATTATTCATGTACATATTTTGCGATTGAATACCATAATCACCAGTCCTAGCTCCACCTTGACCAACTGAATTTGCGACTGCCAATGGAACTGCGCCTAACTCAATATTTTTAGATGGCATGTATTCACCGTCAACATACATACTCGGATTACTTCCCTGTGCAATACCGCCATAGTTTGCACCATTTGCCATTGTTTCCGGACGATTAACATAACGTTCAACGGGAACTGGCCTCAATGGTTGAGCTTTTTCGGCACCAGTTGTTGTAAAGAGACGATTTTGTCCCATTTCAAATGCACGCTCAGGTCGATTATGCTCAACTTGGCCAATAGTACCCGTATTTGTTATACGACTAATCGCCGGACCTTCATACCCGAGCAATTGAACACCACTGGGTTTCAAATGCGTGTCGACACGTAATTCATCCACTGTTTTGGGTAACCATTGGTCTCTTGCCAGCATTCCGGAATTATATCCACCAAGCGCATCCGTAGTATATCCTAAACCTAATCCGGGTCCAACTGTTTCTTGTTTAAATGGAACTACATTTGCCATTTTCAAACTCGGATTAACTCGCGATTGATAAAAATCATTCTGATTTGGAGCTCCATATGCCCAATTGTAATTTTCATTTGGACTAAATAATGGCGATTGTTCACGTTTATCGATTTGTTGAGAACCTGTGCCTAAATATGTATCAAGTAATCCTTCATTTTGATTAGGTTCAAATACGCGATTGCGAATTTTACTTTTGAAAAAAGGTACCATATTATTGTGGCGAAAATAATCACTATCAACAGTTTCACCTGCAAGAGATGTGTGATTTTGACTGGGTTTCATTCCGGTTTTAATTGTCCAATTTTCATCATTCATAAGTGCTTTTGGGTCAGCCGGATTAAAATACTTATCTTCCCATGCTCTTCCATTGTATTTATTAAGATTATCTAATTTGGCAGTAATATCTAAATCTGCTGATACTACTGGAAATTCTGCTGGATAATTTTTATTGGGAATGTTTGTATTTGGCAATACATTAACCGTATTAAATCCTTCGACCATTTCATCATCTGTCGTTTTTTGTTGTTTTGATATTACATATAATCCTCCCAAGGCTAATAACGGTATAGCAATTTCCATTTGTAATATCAAAATATTATTTTTAAGGGAACCTACGGTCATTTCATAGTCTTATGAACCCTCCCTTATGCTACGTAAATATAGTTATTTTTACAATTTATGATTTTTAATTATGTTTATCTAATTATCAATATTTATTATTTGAATAATTATGCGTTATAACTAGCATAATTATTCGGACATTCTTGTGTAAAGTTAGGATAATTTTTCGATTTTTATATTATACCAAACATTCTCGCTCCTTTGCCAAGTAAACCAACCCACGCTAAAAGATATAATCCAACCATTAATTGTTGAGCTAATCCGGGTTCATCTAAATGCATTTTTACTAAATGCGTATGTGGATCAAATACAAATAAATCTATATGTTTTTCGACATCCATTTTACCGCCGGGTTCATTATAAATAGACGCATATGGAGGTGACATATTAAAATTTGGATTAATTGATTGTGGAAGCACAAAATTAGGATTTCCTTCTTTATAAACTAATTGCTGTGTGTTTGGGTTTTTATAAACCTCCAATAAGTTACGCATTGTTTTTGCGGTCGCTGGTCTGTCTTCAGCGTTTATATAACCAGGTGTTTTACTATACCTCCCCGCAACTCTTTCATCAAGTGCAACAAATGGTCCTGCAAAAAATCCTTCGGTTTTTTTGTCTCGCCAGTTATTCTTCGCCTCTTGACGCCTTCTATATTCTGCCTGCAGTTTAGTTTCTGAATTAGCGTTATTGTTTGAACTAGACCGACCTCTATTTTTACCTGTTGCCATAGAACGTCCCGCTCGACTACCACCTCCACCTCGACCACCTCGACCACCCTTTATAGTTTTATGTTTTGGTGAGCTAAGATATTTCATTTTATCGTGTATTGTTTTAATTAAATTTTTTGTATCAGTATTACTTAATTTGCTGAACTCATTTATTTTTTCTATTAATGTTTGTTGTTTATCCGCAGTTAATGGAAACCCTTCTAATAAACCACCTAAATTATAGTTATTATATAAACTATCAATTGTATGCGAATTTTCGGGAGAATTAATTGAACCTTCAATTGTTGGCATTATATATTTATATAACATTTTATTAGCACAATTATTCGGGTAATCTTACATAGGTGCAAATCCCCCCGCACACATTGACCTTCCCGTCAAATAATATTCAACTTTTGTCGGGTCCACATTTTCACATCCCGTCATTATCGACGCGCGAGGTACATAATTATCCTTTTCTAAAATTCGCGTTTGAATATTATCATGAAACGGTTTTTCTAAATTTGCTTGAGGATTTATCCAAGGCAATTCCCATCTAGGATGTTCTAAATCACGATATGTCCAAGCTGGATGACTTGCGCGACTTTCCTCAACAAATGGTTGTGCCATTGGATAATTTGGCATTGTACTAGTCGCAGCATGTTTTGTATATTCATTCGATAATGGGTCGCGCTGTAATGTCCGAGTTAGACCAATTAAATCGCTTTCCAAATTCACAGTATTTGTCCGCAAATTCGCTCCCCATCTTTGTAATCGCATTTGCGGGTCTTCTGGCAAAGGCAAATTTATACCGGGTCCAGGTGTATCAAGTTGATATCTACCAGTAAATGTCCATTCATGTAATTGTTGTTGTATTCTTGCCGGGTCATCATAAAAACGGGTAAACGACATATTAAAATATAATTATGTGATTTAAATTCTATATTATCAATCTATATTTTTATAATAAAATAATAAGTATTAAAAAGACATAAATACTAATATTAAAAACAAAATATAATTAGTAATGTCGGATATTGCTAAACCATTAGATGAACCTGCTACTCCTTGGAATATCACATATACATTGTCGAATAGCAGTGAAAATACATCTCCAACATTATGTCTTAATATGATTGTTAAAAATGAGAGCAAAATTATTCGCAGATTGTTAAAATCCACTTTAAAATGGATTGACAGCTATTGCATTTGCGATACTGGTAGTACTGACAATACGGTTGAAATTATTGAAACATTTTACAAGGAGAATAATATTCCGGGTAAAATTGTATATGAACCTTTCCAAGATTTTGGTCATAATAGGTCATTTGCTCTGCGAGCATGTACAGACATTCCAAAATCCGACTATATTTTGCTCTTGGACGCTGATATGATATTTTGGGTAAATCCCGAATTGACTGCCGAACAATTCAAGTCACAATTTACTAAAAGTGATGCGCATTATATTTTTCAAGGGTCCGAGCAAATGTATTATAAAAATACGCGAATTGTGCGAAATCGGATGGGGATGTCATATTGGGGGGTGACACACGAATATGTTCAAGTTCCACCGAATACGGTCTATCATCAAATTGATAAAAATTCTGCATTTATTAATGATATTGGAGATGGTGGTAGCAAAAACGACAAGTTTTTACGTGATGTTCGACTATTGAAGAAGGGTTTGGAGACTTTGCCAAACAATGACCGATACACATTTTATTTGGCCAATAGTTTGAAAGATTCGGGGCAATTAGATGAAGCCATTGAAACGTATAAAAAACGTATTGAAATTGGCGGATGGGTCGAAGAGGTTTGGTTTAGTTATTATAATATTGCACAATGCTATAAACATAAGGGTGATATGGCAAATGCAATTCAAGCTTGGCTAGATGCATATCAAGCATATCCTAATCGTATTGAAAATTTATATGAGATTGTAAATTATTATAGATTGGCAAATAAACCGCGATTAGCATATCCGTTTTACGTCTTGGCCAAGAACGAATTAAACAAGGGTCATCGATTAGAATATTTGTTTATGCAAAAGGATGTGTATGATTATAAACTCGAGTATGAAATGTCTATTTTGGGATATTATTGCAATACAGATAACTATGACTTGTGCAATATATCATTGAATGTTTTATCATATCCTTACTTGGATGATGCAATTGCCAAAAATATATTATCCAATTACAAATTTTATGTGAAGTCGGCACTAGAATGGCCCGAAACGGTTATTGCTACCAAAGTGGCTGCTCGAAATCGGGCACTGATTGCGGTTCTGAAAACGATTGGCCAAGAGAAAATGAAGGATGAACCGGATTTTGTCAGTAGTACTCCATCAATCGTAAAACTATCCGCTGATAGTGACCCTTTGACCAAATATGCAGTTAATGTACGATTTGTCAATTATTCAATCGGAGAGCAGGGTGAATACTGTCAAAAGGATAAGATTGAGACCAAGAATGTATTGGCCATTGTTTGCTTAGGTGAAGATGGTGTTTGGACCGTTACGAATGAAGTATTTATGCAGCATGATGTATCGTTAGATGACCTATATGTTGGAATTGAAGATGTGCGATTATATTTGTCAAATAATACTGATAATCTAAATTCGACATTGATTTACAATGGTAATCGTGGGCTAACTGGTGGTAAAATGGAGATTGAACTGGGGTCAGTCGATATAACTAGTGGAGCTACTGTTCCTCCTCAATTTCCACATATTCCAAATCAAGGACGTTTAGAGAAAAATTGGACGATTATTCCAAACGGAACTTCTGATGTGACCAAGATGATTTATGGATGGTCGCCGCTTTTGATTGGTGATATAGTGGCCAATGATTTTGTCAAAACCCATGAATATAAAACCCCATATTTCTTCAAATATTTGCGCGGTTCGACGAATGGACAACTTATAGATGATGAGATTTGGACAATTTGCCATTTGGTCAGTTATGAAGACCGTCGATATTATTACCATTTAATGGTTGTCTTGGACAGTACTACATTTGAATTGAAGAGATACAGTCCATTTTTCACGTTTGAGAAGGAGAAGGTGGAATATACTTTGGGATTTGTGTATAATAAAGCTCGGGATGACAAATCCCAAGATGAATTTTTGATTGGGTATAGCACTATGGACCGAAAGACCGATTATGTTGTAGTACCCAAGTCGAGGTTTGATGGGATGCTAATTAACCTTTAATATTTTACGACCACTTACTGCACAATAGTACAATTATGTTAATGTATCGCTATAATTTATTTATAATATATATATATGTCAACTTCTCAGTATCCGATTAGTGTATCGTTGCAGAGCGGAGGAGTTATTTTTACAGGATTTTTAACTGTAGATAATGCTACAAATTTAGTGGTCGGAGTATATGAAACTATTGAAGGAAATACTAATTTCTCAAATAATATATTAATTCCGACTGGAACTGGAGCTCCATATGGAACTAGTCCTGATGGTTTTTCAGAGTATATTATTGATGAATTTTTAGGACCATCTCATTACTGTACTTATGATAATGCGTATATAAATGGATGGATTAATTTTGACAACAACGGGATAATAATTAGGTCCATGTCATATTATCCGACTGATTCGAGTTTTAATTTATATGGTGATTTAGGTACAAATAATAACTTAGGTACTCTTATTTATAATAATGGTACTAGTGAGTATAGTAGTGTCCCTGTAGTTACTACAATTCAGCCAATACCAATATCAGATATTTGTTTTCCAGCAAAAACTCCTATTACTACTGACCAAGGAAATATTCCGATTGAAAAAATAGACCCTAAAATTCATACAATCAACGATAAACCAATTTTAGCAATTACACAAACTATTAGCCAAGATAATTATTTAGTTTGTTTTGAAAAGAATGCATTAGGTTTGAATTGTCCAAATGAAAAAACAATTATGAGCAGAGACCATAAAATATATTATAATGGAAAAATGATTGAAGCATGTAAATTTATAGGATATGTTGAAAATGTGAGCAAAATAGAATATACTGGTGATATTTTATATAATGTTTTGATGGAAGATTATGACAAAATGCAAGTGAACAATTTAGTATGCGAAACATTACATCCCGAAAATACGATTGCTAAGTTGTATAGAAGTAATTTAACGGAAGAATGTAAAAACAAATATATTTGTATGATGAATGAACATATATTGAAAACAAAATATGTGCCCAAAAATATCATTTCTATTAACCGATTTAAAATAGTATTGGCATAAAATTACACTGTGGATAATCCTTACAAAATTGATATATTTATGAAATATTAAAAGTATTAATACTTCATAAAATACTAAATTACCGTCGTTATAAAATGATGCCATTAATGCCCACAATTTCCAGCAAAAATGACCGCCCACCGTCAATTGTAAATAAGGGTGACAATGTAACTATTACTAGACGACCAAATCCATATACAATGTTTAATCAAAAAACTGTAAAATTCAGTGGAACCGTATATGAAATCGACTATTTGCCAATTAATCGCTCTCGACCTGATGGAGACTATGTTGACTATATTTCAATCAAATTCCCTGCCTATATTTATAAAGAAATCTTGGCAAAAGGTTGGACCATTTATGCTCGGTTACATCCTGACTTACCAATTAAAAAATACTATATTTCGGACTACGATTACAAAGGTAAATCCGTTGAAATATTACCGGATGGATGTTATATTGGACCGACTACTGTTTTGCCAATTGAAAATATTGAGGCAATTATGATTTGGCATGTATTGTACGAAGTGGTAAGGGAACCTACGGATTTCACTTCGCATACCCTTATGATCCCTCCCTTTTAACGGAACCTACGCACTGCACTACGCACTGCACTACGATCCATCTTTTACACATTTTCTCATGTAAAACGCGCATTTATATGAGAAATAATTAACTTTAGCGATATTTAATCGACATAAGACCATAAACAATACATCCAAATACTATTGAATGAATAAATAATCCAAGTGGTGTAGGACAACCTGAATGGTCAGCAAGTTTTCCTAAAATTCCACTCAAAAAACTATTAGTTATCTTGTAAGTAAAAGGCAATGACACTATTAAAAACACAATTATTGATTGTATGGTTGCGTTGATCTTAGAAAAAGACATTATAATTTGTGTATATAATTTGTTTATATAATAAAATTTTTACAAATTATTTTTACACCTTTTCTCATTACTACGCACTAATGAGAAAACGTGTAAGATAATTTATCTTTCACATATAGTCATCCCTTTTACAAACCCAACTGTTCACCCGGGTCTAATACCATCGACACTGCCGCCTCCCGGCATCGACCATAAGTCCGTCGGTGCCATTGTGTAATTCCGTGCTCTAATATACCATCCAAATGCCGTTTTGTACCATATCCCATATTTTTATCGAGACCATATTTGGTAATCAATTCAGGATGCTCTAAACACATATTTTCAATATATTCATCATGAGCTACTTTAGCTAAAATCGACGCCGCCGCAATTGCCGTATATGTATTATCACCGCCTTCCACTGTATCGTGTGGAACCACATGTAAATCTTCAGTATCATTATCATATATGGTAAGCGGTTTAAAGTCATTGCCATCAATTAATAACATCGTATTAGTATGGTCGCTGCCAAGTGTAGACATAACATCGCGACACACACTATGCATTGCGCGTAAAACGGCTTGTCGAATATTAATTTCATCAATTACATCTGCATCCAAATATTGGATTGACCAAGCCAATGCATTGGTTTTGATATATTCAGCGATTTCCTGCCTCTTTTTTTTCGACGAGAATTTTTTGGAGTCTTTCATCAAATCATGGCGAAATTCACTGCCTTTAGGTAAAACTGCAGCTCCAACGTATAATCGACCAAATAGGGGTCCGCGACCAGCCTCATCTACTCCGATTTCATAACAGTCCAAATTATTGTGATTATAACGGGTTTGAAGTAGTGGTGCGGTAGGCATACTTGATAATGAGGCAGTAGAGGATGCGGATCGTTTCATAGTATATGTTTTATTATTATTTTTACTGTTATTATTAGTATTATTTTAGGGTCAAAATCAATTCAATTTTAGTAGGGTTGTTTCACTGACCCTTACTAACCCCTATTTTACACCATTTATTAGTTTCAATACGAAAAAGTGTAAACTATACCATTATGACAATCTCTTTATAAATTTGTATACACAATCATTTGTCAGTTGATTATTACAAGAGGAGGGTTCATACGACATCGCACTACATAGTAAGTTGTCCTGCGGTTCCCTTATTTTTTTCGACATATAGAATATATTGTAATTTATTTTAATAATGGCTAAAATGAAATTAACACCATTTTATTTGTTTATATTATTATTGATAGTTTTAGTCATATCTATTATTTTTGGGTATAATAATGTGTTCGAAGGTGCAACAACGATGGCAGGCTCAACTCAGCAATCATCCGTGCAACAACAACCATTTCCTCAATACAGTTCGTCTCAGTTATACGTATTATTGCAAGGTAGTAGTACTACATATCCTTACACGATTTTATATGACAATGTTAATGGAAATTTAATCATATATACGATGAATGTTGTAACATCAACGCCATCAATGCCGCCCACTATTAGTTTTGACGTTATTTTACGAACTGGAAATACTACTTCATATAATACATCGACTAGCTCTACCGCAATTCAAACATTACAATCAGCTACGTATAGTCCGATTACATTAACCAGTACAAATCAAAATTGGTCATATGGAAATGGACCGATTGGTATTCTATATGCAACATGGAATTCATCCACTTTCATTTATTTAATTGATAATAACGCACAAAAGATAATCACTATGTTTACATCAACATATGATGGAACGAATTCAAATATATTTAATGATACTTCAATTAATGGGACGCCATTGACAACAACTGTAACAAACCAAGCTACATCAGCGCAAAATAGTGGACCTACTACAATTAATAATATATCTGCATACCAAATTACACCAAATATATATTTTAGTTCAAAAAATGGATTGGTTATCAAAACAAATAGTGGAGTTCATATATCATCAAACCTATTATCACTTGGAAGTATAGTGGAATATGATGCAATTAACAGCGCGAATGCAATTTCTACTACATTTATGATAAATAATACAATAAATACGATTGTGAATGCAGTTGCGTATAGCACTGATGCGATTGAACCATATTCAATATTTACTACTGCTCGTATATCAAATACTGGAGGTGGAAATATGGGAGGTGTATATATGGGAGGTGGGAATATGGTAGGTGGAAATGGTGGAGGTGTATATATGGGAGGTGGGAATATGGTAGGTGGAAATGGTGGAGGTGTATATATGGGAGGTGGGAATAGTCCTGCAAATAGTTCTAGTGGAAACAGTGGATGGAATAATAATCCAAATAATCCAGGAAGTAATGTTATTTACAAAACCGAAATTGTTCCACCTGTTTGTCCTGCATATCCATTATTATCTGGACAATGTAATTTATCTGTAGATGGTTCAGGAAATGTGGTTGACTGCAATGGTAATATTATTATTCCTGTAAATTCATCTACACCCGGTCCCTCTACACCCGGTCCTACTCCTACATTAACTTCTAGTCCTACCCCTACTACTACTTCAACGCCAGGTCCTACATCTTCTGGATGGTCAAATTTTGGTGGAAATGTAAGTAATGCGATAACTGGGACTGCAAGTACAGTTGGCGGCGTTGCCAATACTGCAATTGGTACTGCCGGAAGATTAGCATCAAATGCCGGACAAGATCTAACAAATTTGGCCACAGGATTAGGGTCTAGTGCATCAAATATTGTAACCGGAGTTAGCAGTGATGTAACTGGACTAATCGGTGGATTAGGTCAAGATGTTACTGGATTAGTTGGCGGATTAGGTCAAGATGCTACTTCTTTGGGAAATAATGCGATAAATTCGACCACAGGTTTAATCAGTGGTGCTGGAAATGAAATGGCTTATTTGGCGAATAATGCAGCATATAATGGTCAAAATTATGGTTATCCGTATGCTTATGGTTATCCGTATGCTTATGGTCAAGGTCCAGTATATGGCCAAGGTCCAGTATATGGCCAAGGTCCAGTATATGGTCAAGGTCCAGTATATGGTCAAGGTCAGCCGGGATGTGGTTGCAATGCTCAATATCCTGCTTCATCGAATTTTATGCCGATAACAAATGATTTTTCGCAGTTTTCTAAATAAACTTAAAATAATACGTTTAACTTAGCATAATACGTTTAACTTAGCATAATACGTTCAAATAAAGGTATAAAAAAAAATGATTAGAATAGAATAATAAACAAGATAAAATAATAATAATAATATTAAATAATGTGTAATAATTCTAATCATTTGTATAATGAAATCTTGGACAGGTCGTCTATTATTTCAGAAATAACAACCATTTTGCGTTCATTCGACTCTCAATGTACAAATATAGCATACAAAAAAGGTATTTATATTTATGGGTCTCCAGGTTCGGGTAAAACCCATTTTGTCGTCGAATTATTAAAAGAATTAGGATATGACGTCATTAAATATGATGCTGGAGACGTCCGCAATAAAGCCTTGATTGACACAATTACCAGCAATAATGTATCTAATCGCAATGTCTTGGACATGATGAAAGGTAAAACCAAGAAAATCGCTATAGTCATGGATGAAATCGACGGAATGAATAATGGCGATAAAGGTGGAATAACCGCCCTCATTAAACTCATTCGTCAGAAAAAGACCAAGAAACAGAAATTGGAGAATTTGACGATGAACCCCATTATTTGTATTGGGAATTATTATGTCGACAAAAAAATCAAAGAATTAATCAAAGTCTGCCATTCATTCGAATTGAAAACGCCAACCCGACCACAAATGTCCCGATTATTGGATACGATTGTAGGACCGACGAATATTAGTGTATTGGATAAACATCGGCCACAAATCTTGGACCATATCCAAGGTGATATGCGTAAAATGATGTTTATCTGCGATTTGTACAAAACAAAACCCCATTTATTGAATGAAAACACTTTGCAAAATATATTTCAAATCAAATCTTTTAACGAAGACTCCAAGAAGATTACTGCGTCCTTGATTAATCGACCTGCATCATTCCAAGACCATAATATTATTATGAATGATAATGACCGTACCATCGTTGCACTGCTGTGGCACGAGAATGTGGCCGACGTCTTGGACCAAATGCCGAATTCGAAGAGTATGCCGTTTTATTCGACTATCTTGGACAATATGTGTTTTGCGGATTATATTGACCGAATAACATTCCAAAACCAAATTTGGTTATTTAATGAGATGAGTTCATTGATGAAGACGTTTTACAATAACCGATTATATCACGATGCATTTCCCGAAAATCGGGGCAAATTTAAGCCTACAGAAGTGCGGTTTACCAAGGTATTAACCAAATATTCCACGGAATACAATAATTCGCTGTTTATTTACAATATGTGCCAAGAATTGAATATGGATAAGAAAGATGTAGTAGCGTTTTTCCAAGAAATGCGACTTTTATTTGGTGGGGGCGATTTTATGCAAAATCCGGAAAATGCCAATCAAATCGAGAATATGTTTGAGAATTATAACGTCAGCAAATTGGATATTAAGCGAATGTACCGATATTTAGACAAAAATTCTAAGAAAGATGCGGGGGTAATATTGGAAGATGATGATGATAATGGGTCGGACGATTAGGGAACCTACGGGCTGACTTCGTAAACCCTTAAAATCCCTCCCTAACTACAAAGAATATTTACCAAGACGAATAATATTTACCAAGACTGATTGTATTAGAAGAGTTACAAATAAATGTCCAATTTGTAATCATACTCATTTAACTAATAAAAAATTGAAAGTCGATTGTCAAATCATAGATATGGTCGAATTATCGAAAGAATACGATTTGCAAATATATCTTACAACAAAACTAAAATATAATAAATACTTTGTCTGTATTTACCATAATACACACAAATAATCAAATAAATGCATCAAACCTCAATTATGCGGTTTTTTAGAGATCCAAAATCTATAAATAATAAAAATAGTCCAATCTTGGACAATACCTCTACAAATTCCCAAATAGATCCCAGTAAAAATATTGTACCTAAACAATTGGTCCAAGCACCTACACATACTTTATTCTTCGATGGTTGTAGCAAGGGAAATCCGGGTATTGCGGGGGCTGGAGCGGTATTATACTGTGGAGAAATTTGTGAAAATAATGAAATTAAAATACTTACAAAATATCTTGGACATCAAACCAATAATTACGCCGAATATTCGGCACTTATTTTGGGTCTAACTATGGCATTGGAAGAAGGGGTTAGCCGTCTAATAGTGAAAGGAGATAGTATGTTGGCAATTAAACAAATGCGGGGTGAATATCGCGTTAAACATCCCAATATTGTGCCGCTGTATAAAGAGGCGTGCAGGTTGTCTAAGAATTTCGCACATTGTCGATTTGAACACGTTTTGAGAGAGCATAATCAGAGGGCGGATGAGCTGGCAAATCAGTGCTGCAATACATTACCATGAACTGTATATTGATATATTAGTATAATATACTAGTATATTGTATAAATGGTGAAAAGTCGGAAGGATAAAAATCGGAGAAAATCTAGCAAATTTAGAGGAAAGTCTCGAAAAAATATAAAAGTTGGACGTAAAAGTTTTAGACGTAAAATGACGGGTGGGGCGGGAGGATGGGATAAAACAAAAGGACTTGTGAACAATCTAACCGGAGTTTCCACCAGACAGCTTTGGCATAATATGAGGGGCTCAAAATACCAATCAGCTAGACTAAAACCATATATTGACGGTATCGACAAGATTTTCTCTGATAGCGAAAATATAGACTATTTAGGAGGATACCACATTTTACAAAATCAAATTAATGAGTTATTTCATGGTTCTAATTCAATTTTAACCGAATTACAACCGTATATAAATACTAAATTCGCTGAAAGAAAGACAAAGGATAATGAAAGAGAGATAGAGACAGCGAGAGAGAGAAAGAAACACCTTATACAGCTGGAGATAAACAATGCAAAAATAGACATCGACAACATCTTCAAAGACACAAATAAATCGGCTGAAGAATTACAATGTGAATTAATGAGATTAATTTTAAAGATCGATTCGATCGAGTCGTTACTATACGGGTCGTATACTTTTAAAGCAATAGAGCCGTATATTAAAGCAAAATTTGATGACTTGATTGAAAAAAACAGTGGAAAATTATAGGAGAGCTGATATCACCAACGGAAGATGATGCAAAGCTGATATCACCGACGAAAGATGATGCAAAGCTGATATCACCAACGGAAGATGATGCAAAAATGTAATATTTTATGACTAAGCGTAGAAAGTCATAAAATATCAAGCAATACCAAGCATTTCTTTGGTATTATACACCGATGAACATTTAAAATGGGACAAACCGCCACATGCGGTTTGCCTTTTAATTGATTTATCGGGCTAAGGTCGCTGCGCGACCTCTCACTGGATAGCCCCGAAGGGGCTATTAGTAACGTTGCCTTTAACCTTCATAATACCGAATAAAATCCTACGGATTTTATCGGTATTACTTGATATTTTGGGTCTAACTATGGCATTGGAAGAAGGGGTTAGCCGTCTAATAGTCAAAGGAGATAGTATGTTGGCAATTAAACAAATGCGGGGTGAATATCGCGTTAAACATCCCAATATTGTGCCGTTGTATAAAGATGCGTGCATGTTGTCCAAGAAGTTTGCACATTGTCGATTTGAACACGTTTTGAGAGAGCATAATCAGAGGGCGGATGAGCTGGCAAATCAGTGCTGTAATACATTACCATGAACTGTATATTGATATATTAGTATAATATACTAGTATATTGTATAAATGGTGAAAAGTCGAAAGGATAAAAAGTCGGGAAAATCTAGCAAGTTTAGAGGAAAGTCTCAAAAAAATATAAAAGTTGGACGTAAAAGTTTTAGCCGTAAAATGACGGGTGGGGCGGGAGGATGGGATAAAACAAAAGGAATTGTGCACAATCTAACCGGAGTTTCCACCAGACACCTTTGGCATAATATGAGGGGCTCAAAATACCAATCAGCTAGACTAAAACCATATATTGACGGTATCGACACAGCTAGACTAAAATCATATATTGACGGTATCGACGAGATTTTCGATATAGGCACATATAAAACAAAAGTCGATATACAAAATGAAATTGATAAATTTTTTAGTGGTTCTAAATCAATTTTAACCGAATTACAACCGTATATAGATACTAAATTCACTGAAAAAAATAAAAACGATTATGAAATGAATAAAGAGAGACAAGAGATACAAGATAGAAATGAGAGAGAGACGAAAGAGCTAAAGAAAAAGTATGAAGACCTTGAAAAAGAAGAGATGGACAAGGCAAAAATAGTCATCGACAACATATTCAACGACACAAATAAATCGGTTGAAGAAATAATAATTGAATTGAATGATTTTAGCATAAGGATCAATTCGTTGACTCATGTGGACGGGTCGTTTATTTTGGAACAAATAAACCCGTATATTTTAACAAAACTTAATGACTGGAGTGAAAAAAAGATAAAAGATATGATATCACCGTATAATAGATGATGCAAAAATTTAATATTTTATGACTAAGCGTAGAAAGTCATAAAATATCAAGCAATACCAAGCATTTCTTTGGTATTATAAAAGCTAACGTTTTCGACGCGTACTCTTTTTACTGCGCATTTTTCGACGAGAACCACCTCCGGATTGCGATGAATGATGATGGTTTTGAATACCCTTATAAAAATGGTTTATATCTTTTTCTGCATCATCTAATATACAATTTGCGTTATACATATATTTTTGACGTGACTCAGGATTTTTAAAATTTTGTCTCGCATTATGGTTTTCATGCAATCCTTTGGCTATTTTTGTTTTTATAGTTTTTTCAAAAAAAGATTTATCTTTCTCTGTTCCTCCGTTCTTTAGATATTCTTCAATTCCTTTATATTCATCACTTTTTTGCAAATCTTCAACCCGAGTAATTATATCATTCATATTATAAGTTTTCGGATTGAATTCTTTCAATGAACGCGATGTAGATGGCGATTTAGACGGTGAATTACCCATTATATATTCACTCGAGAAAATAATATCGGTTCATTTATCAAACGGACTTGTATAAGTACCAAACGCTTTATCCCATAATGAAAAACGTTTACTATAATTACAATTATTCAAATGATGATGTAAATAATGGTCTTCCGAATATAATTGTATATCTAAAAAAATAGGTAGCCATCTAAATTGGATAAAAGACGAATTTGGGTATAATTGTTTCCCACTATGTCCACTAATTTCAATAAAACTTTTATATACTAATATTACGTTGAAATTAAATAAGTTCATTTTCGGAATAATAAGCAAAGTTATTAATGTTGGAATTGAATTCGAAATAATCAAATCGACTGGATTTTGATAAAACGTAATAATCGGCGAAATCGAATGGAATTTATGATGGTCTTTGTGTATATTTATGTATAACCATTTATTACTATGTAGCAATCGGTGGCTTAAATAATGAAATAAATCAAATACGATTTCAAACGCAAATGACATTGGTATGAAATAGGTAAAATCGATTGAATTATCCATCACAATATTATTTTTGATAAATACATAAGTCAATGCTTCGACAACAGTTGAAGTAAATACTCTCAGATGGTATTCATTCGTAAAATGTTCTTGGGATAAATTTGTATTAGTTGCAATTAAATTTTTATTTCGAGTATTATAAATTAATGATAATATTAATAAATAATTCCTAAAAACCATAAAAGAGAATACTATAAATAAATTTATACATGTAAAAAATTCAGTTTCATATAAACTGGTTAATTTATACTGGCATGTAGATAAAATCAACATAAATCCGTTAATTACTATAAATGTTTTGATTGAATTTTTAGATATCATATATCATATATCATATATAATGTGTGAATTATTACAATTAAATGATAATAATAAATTAATCGTATGTTTTGGCGGAATGTCTCAAAAAATGGGTGGAATTCCACCATTCGAATTTGTGAAATATTTATCTTCAATTTATAAAAATGAATACGATTTAATATTTTATGTAGATGTTAAACAATGTTGTTATCATAATGGTTTCCTAAATATAACGAATAATATAGATGAAACTGTCGATTATTTGAATGAAAAAATAACAAATGGTAAATATAATAAAGTTATTTTTATGGGAGTTTCTGCCGGAGGTTATGCTGCAATATTATTCGGTTCATTGTGTAATGTGACAAATATAATTGCGTTTATCCCTCCGACTAAATTAAAGAACCCGATTAATCCTCAATTTCAAGATTTAAAAAGTGTAATAAATAAGCATTCAAATTATTTATTATATGCGGATTTAAGCATTAAAGATATTAACGATTGTCACCATATATCACACTGCCAGAATATAGATTGTTTCTCAAATGTAACTATTGTACCCAAATCACGTATTAATATGAAACAATTACGAGATTTGGGAGAAATTAAAAAAATAATAGATAGCGTATAATTTATCCCAATAATATAAGAAGTGTCCAAGATTTATCAATTCATAATCTATTAAAAACTATGCCCAAACAAGACAAATGTTTTTCATCTTGTCGGCAACAACCAAAATCCAAATGTACTAATACAGCCCGATGTAGTTATACGGACGGCGAAAAATACAAATACTGCCGACTTTCCCGAAAATATATAATGTCCAAGACCAAAGACGGACATTGTATTACACAAAAACGCGGACATAAACGGTCTTTATCTGAAAAAACGCAATCCGCCGAAAAAACTCAGTTAGCTAAAGCTACTATCCAGTTAGCTAAAGCTACTATCCAAGATTTCATTTTAAAAAGTTTGAAAAAACCGGCATATAAATTGGACAAAGCTGTTTCACCAATAAAACCAGATAATAAAGATTTAGCCAAACAAAAAATCGGCCGATTTATATTGAATGCACTAGATAGGCAAAAACAAGAAAAAATTATCAAAGCCGAACTCGATGCCCGGCAAAAAACCATAGAAAAGGTTCGCCGTTCAATGTTTCGCCATAAAATCGGCAAGTTTATGCGTAATACTACGCAGAAACGCCGCACAGAATTCTTAAAAGCCATTTGCTCGGACTCCAGTGTATGTATCGCATTCGGCCGAGAAGACAAAAAAATCCAAGCATTTTTTGGTGGATTTGACACATTTGACCACGTGGTCGGACCGATTAAACGAATAGGAACACCTTCGCAAAACGGATTTATTCACGAAATACAATATTCAAAGGGCGGATATAATGCATTTGCAATATTAAAGTCCAGCGCAAACGCTAGTGGTGATAATTTGTTTTACGAATATATGGTCGGCCGATATTTGAACCATTTATGTAAATTAGTTCCGTGTTTTGTCGAGACATATGGTCTTTTTACGTATGATAGCGAAATTGATTGGCGATATGCCAAAAATCACGCTGAACTTCCGGTATACACATTTAAAAATTCATTGACGATTACATCGCTATATAATAAAAATATAATTAGTAAATCGTGTAAGGAGGCGCTTTTAATGTCGGTTTTGATACAACATATCAAAGGCGCCGAAACATTGGGACATAAAATTACGGCATTGGAGACTACATTGCGAAATCCGTTAATTAGCCACAATGAAGCGACTGATGCAAATATATTTGCCAAAGTTCATTTACCCGCCATTTTATTTCAAGTCTATAATCCATTAGCCCGATTTGCGAATACATTTACGCATTATGATTTGCATCAAGATAATGTTTTGCTATATGTTCCAAATGCCGACAAATACATTCATTATCATTATCATATTCCAGGTGGAACTGTAACTGAATTCAAATCGCATTATTTGGCCAAAATTATTGATTATGGTCGAAGTTATTTTAAAGATACACTTAGCACACATACTACAAACTCGAGTGTAATATATAAAGCAGTTTGCCAAGAAAAAGATTGTGTTCCTAATTGTGGCGAAAAAAATGGTTATTATTGGTTAAAGTCGACAATTGATCATTCCAACTATATTGGGTCGCAACAGCGTAATGCAAGTCACGACTTGCGATTATTAAAAACCATTATAGATATGTCTGTTAGATTACTTCACCATAATCCGGAATTAAACGATTGGTTAAAACATAAATTAAAATTCGATAAACATTATGGCACACCTGAAGAACCTGCTGGCGGATTACCGGCTAAAATTGTTAATGTATTAGATGCAGATATGGTTTTAGATGCAATGATTAATGCACCCCTATATAAAATATATAGTAATATAATTTATTCTGACCCAAAATGGAGTAAATTGGGGGATTTGCATATTTATTCGGATGGACGACCAATGGACTTTGTTCCGACTACATTGAAAATATCGTGATTCAAATTCGTGATCCAAATTCGTGATCCAAATTCGTGATCCAAATTCGTGATCCAAATTCGTGATCCAAATTCGTGATCCAAATTCGTGATTCAAATTCGTGATCCAAATTCGTGATTCAAATTCGTGATCAAAATTCGTGATCCAAATTCGTGATTCAAATTCGTGATTCAAATTCGTGATCCAAATATTGATCTATATCAACCTTTTAGTTCTCCTTCTTTTAGTTATCCTTCCACCGCGCTTTAATGACGAAGATTTTGCAGAGCCAGTTGATTTTGCAGAGCCAGTTGATTTTGCAGTGTCGGATTCTTCAGTAGAGCTAGCAGCAGCTGCTGCAGTAGATTTTGACTTATTTCTATGTTTTTTTGTAGATTTAGGACTAGGCGTATGTTCTGATTGAACCACATCTAGTTCAACAATATCTGATAATGCTTTTAGTACCGATTTTTTGGTAGCAGCAGACATAGAAGCTGCCGCCATATCCGCAGCAACAACTTGCTGTCGTGTATTCATTTGTCCGGCATAATTTTGGCACGATAATTCAACTATAAGTATTTTCAATGGAGCAGTAGATGCATGTGTAGAATGTACTGTAGAATGAACTTTATATCTATCTAACATTGCAAAAAAATTTAGTATATCAGATAAAAAAAATGAAAAATCAATATCTGGGTCAATATTTAATGGTTCAAATAATTCTTCGAATGATGACTGTATTTTACCTTTCCATGTCAAAAAATGCCTATGAGTAAGTAAATTAGTTCCTTCTGGTATGTATATGGTTTGCTCTCCTAATCCAAAATCGACATTTAACATGAATGATTTCAGCATAAATATACCTTTACCTCTATCATCTATTTGACGACGATTTAATGTAAAACCTTTATCCGTATATGGCGAATTAAATGAATGCTCCGTAGACGTTGTTGGAAACGTGCAATCTCTGGCTGCGGCAGGATTTTCTTGTTTAGCACAAGCAGCAAATGACGTCTCACGTATATTAAGCGATTCAACTACACTGTTTATCGTTTCATCAAAATATTCATTTGTTATATATGGATTTGTACGAAATCTATATTGCAATGATTGTATAGCGGCTACGCCAATTTGACTACTAAAATATAAAGATTTACCACTACCCATTACTTGATATTCAGTAAAATCTAAAGGAGCGCGCGGCATTTTTTCAATTACACGTTGAATAATTTGCTCACCATGCATATGAACGCCGACTAAGACCTGTGAACTATAATCAATCCTTCTATCATGTGGTATACGACTACCTATTTTATTCAATCCAGTACTTTTTTTTACAGCAAATGCCGGAGTTTCGCTTAATTCAGACCCCGCAATACCATCATTTGGACCATCTTTTTTTTTTCCTTTTTTGGGTGGCATATATACATATATTAACAAAAAAGTAATCAATCTTCAAATGTGTACATTTTTAATTATTACGAAATAAGTAAAAATGCCGAGTTATGGATAAATAATCTTGCAAAATTTATCTCTTAAATGTATCTAAACTCAATCGAAAACTATAAATGCTAAAAAACCTACAAAAAACGGTACATTTTACAAAAAGTGGTAAATCTTGGACACCTATAATTATTTTTTGTATTTTAGTCGGATTTATTATAATTTATTTTTTATATTTCCGCCATAAACTCTATGAATTATTCGAACCGGATGTAATAGTTCAACCATATACTACATCGGCAAGAGGATTTTGCGACATTGAAAATGAATATATATTACCAGTAGTACATCCCCATTTTATTTCACTAGAAGAAACCGATTATATTTTGCAACAAGCTCGGCCTCACTTTAGTGAAAGTGTAGTAGTCACTGGACACGATACGAATGTTCGCAAAAGTAAAACATCTTGGTTATCCAAGACAGACCCTGTCATTGCTTCAATTATTCAGCGGGTTTGTAATATGACAAATATTCCATTTGAGAATGCCGAGAAAATGCAAGTAGTTGAATATGAACCCGATGGTTATTATAATGAACACCATGATTCGTGTTGTGATGATAAGATAGAATGCGTTGAATTTGAGAAAAATGGTGGACAACGTAAAGTGACCATGTTAATATATTTAACCGATGATTTTGAAGGTGGAGCTACTCGATTTCCCAAACTAAATAAAGATTATAAACCGTCGAAATATAGTGGATTATTGTTTTATCCCTTGGAAAAGAATGGCGATAAAGGACATCCTTTAGCATTACATGCAGGATTGCCGGTAACGTCTGGTAAAAAATATATTGCGAATGTTTGGTTGAGAGAGAGGTCGTACGATACTAATTAAGGGAACCTACGGTTCCCTTAAGAACCCTCCCTAATTAAAGGAACCGAATTAAGGGAACCGAATTAAGGGAACCTACGGTAGTTTCACAGTCTTAAGATCCCTCCCTAATTAAAGGAACCGAATTAAGGGAACCTACGGTAGTTTCACAGTCTTAAGATCCCTCCCTAATTAAAGGAACCTACGGTAGTTTCACAGCCTTAATACCCCTCCCTAATTAAAGGAACCTACGGTAGTTTCACAGTCTTAAGACCCTCCTTTACATAAATAATATTATATAATAGTTCCCTTAAAATGATGCATCAAAAAACTAAAAAGTCCTACAATCACATCAATTAGTAAAATCATCCAAGAATTACGGTTTTTATTGATGGCATAGTATGCAAATAATGCATACATAAACGAATGAAATGGTCTCAAATTATTCCACCATATTTTTTCGCCAAATACTTCTGCACCCGTTTTGCGAGATCCAGTCAAATAAATATAAGCAAAACCAATAGCCGGTAATAATGCTAAATACCCCAATAAAGGCAAATATTGGAGCGGAATTACCTTGGCAATATAAACGCATAATAGTCGAGTTCCCATACATCCAACCAAAAATAATGCCATTCGTTTGTGAAAAGTCGATAACATGATTGTTATTATTATGTAATATACTATCATTACATAATAATAATTTTGAGATAATAATCAATGACATATTATTTTGGTCTGAATAATACGGTCGGATTACTAGGTAATGTACGATAATCAGAACTAGCATTTTCAATACCATTTGGACCTACTATACCGTTATTTTGACCATTGATAACAAATTGTTGCATTTGTACTAATTGCCCTTCCAGTTCAGATACTCTACCCAATAGTTGTTTAATTTGGTCTTGTTGCTGTTTCATTGCATCAACAATTTCTTGCGGTGAAAGTGCGCGAGGTTGTTGCCCTGGAACCTCTACCATGATTTGTGGAAATCCTTGATTAGGTAATCCGGGTTGACCACCTCCTTGTTGAGATGCCCGCATTTGTTGAGCTCGTGCCTCTTCCTCCATTTTTTTACGCTGAATATCGATTTGTTTTATTTGTGCTAATACGTCGGGTTTCATTTTCGGTTCTCCCGGTTCATAGTTTTTCAACAGACCATCAATCTCTTTTACGAAAAAATCGTGGATTTTGGTTTCAAACGGTTGCCGAATAAAATCAGTGATTTTCTTGGTCAAACTCTCTTTCAAATATTGGGGGTGCGGATTTTCCAACAATTTACGTTTATCAAAAGTATTATGTTCATGTGAAAATACCAAGATAGTTTTCATAGGGTCTAACTGAACAAATGGGATAGTATAATTCTTCAAAAACGACTTCTCTTCGGCCAAAGAAGCATCGGCGTCATACTGTGTTTGCATTAATAATTCGCGTCGAAATGCAAAAGTCCCTGCAGTAGCATGATTGGGGCCATAAGGCCCGCACTGTATCATTTTATTGATATGTTTGAAAAAAATATACAATTCACTCGCTCCAGCACACATTGCCTTCGGATTTTGCTGGAGCATTTCAACTGCATGACTGATACGTTCCGGTGGGTAATAGTCATCGTCATCCATGTATACGATGATTGACCCTTTAGCCTTTTCATGCATATAATTGCGTTTTGCACCTAAATTCATTTTATTATCAATCGGAAAATACTGGATTTGAGGAATATTTGACTTGGCCACTAAATCGCCGATTTTATCCGTTCCATCATCCACTATAATCCATTCAATGCGGGATTTGGCGTAGGTTTGATTACGGAAACATTGAAACATGGTTTCAATAAAGGGTCGGCGGTTGAATGTGGGTGTACATACACTCACAAATGGTTGTGGTTTTTGACCTGATTTTTGATTTTGACCTGACTTTTTACCCATACTTACTATTGTAAAACAATATAATTTTAGTTTATGTTGTTTTACCCAGAATTATTCTAATTAGTGTATATTGGTAGTTTCAGGCCTCAACATATTGGTAGTTTCAGGCCTCAACATATTGGTAGTTTCAGGCCTCATCATATTACCACCTTCAGGCCTCATCATATTACCACCTTCAGGCCTCAACATATTACCACCTTCAGGCCTCATCATATTGCCACCTTCTGGCCCCATACCTCCTTCGCCTCCCATCATATTTTTAGTCGATTGACTGGTCAATGAGCCTAGATGAGTTGATGGAGATTTAAAATTGGTATTTACTTGTATTGATTGAATGCCATAGTATTTTTGTATCATTAATACCGCAATTAAAATAATCAATATAACATTTATCAAAATTAGCCAAGTGAATAATTGTTTAAAGGCATTACTCAATGATGTGCTTCCAAGTGAATTCATAGCGGATTTGGCATTAATTGTACTTTGGAAATTTTTCATATATGTATTAATTCCACCCAATAACATGAATAATAAAATGATTTCAAACATATATGCTGATAAATAATTCACTGTTTTTTTAATAAATCGCCAAATATATGTAGGTATCTTTTTCCATTCAAAATAGGGAGGTTCTTTACACATATTTTCAGCATCTAAATCGGCTCCAAAATATGCGATGTCTTCTGAAATTGCAGTCAATATATCGAAAAAATTGGACCCTTCATACCATAAAACTGAAAAAAACGTATTCATTACTAAATATGCAAATATAAAAATCATACCGAGTTGAATATTGACAGACATCAAATACATCATATATACTGCAAACACTACAACTGCAATTGCACCTCCGGCAAAATATCTCTTACTTGTAAGTGAGGCTGGAATTCCGGATTGCATCCAATAAAAATTACATCCATAGCCAATAACTACCAAAATTACAAATAACGATAATATTGAAGTCCCATAATTCCATCGTAATGAATTGAAAAAATCGGCTAATATAACCATTTGGAAATTCGATAATACTAATATTAAAAAGATGATAAACATCATTACAAATATGGCAGGTTTTGGCAAATATTTGGTCAATTTAGATGGCAATTCTACGACAAAATAATTGAATAGTCGGACAACTTCACAACTGGGACCAAATAATCCATATAATATCGTACTATAGTTCAATAATTGTGACGTATCATATGTATTTCGTATATTATCCGATGGGTCCAAGAAAAACACTAAATAATACCAATTATAGATGAAAAACCAGACCAATAGTATTGTCATGATTTTTTGCGTTTGGTCTTGGAAAATATTGATTTCATTTGGTGTGGCTGTATTTTGAGTTAATGCATTGGCAATCTTGGTAATAATGATTTGTTGATTTTGGTTCCAATTCAAAATGAATGCTTGTACGATTTTATTCACCAACATTAAATGTACTACTAAATTTTTGAATACATTTGAAATAATTTGCGCAAAACGGGTAATTGTATTTTTTAATATTTTGCCAAACTTTTTAAAATCGACTGTATTTAATTTAATATTAAAATTAAGATTTGGAGTAGGTTCAGCAAAAGCATTTGCATAGTACATTAAAGACCCACTATCGATTTTATCGATATCGTCAAATATATTTGAAATTTCGGAATTTAATTTTGATAACGAAAAACTACTACTTTGAAGATTGTTTTGCACATTTGATAAATTGGATTGAACATATGATACATATGGATTTGCTGTAGATGCGGGAGAAGGTCCCGGGGCAGAAGGGGCGGGGGCAGGTCCGGGTGATAATCCTTCAATTATAGTTTGGCCAGTAAAGTGCTCTTTATTTGTATCTTTGGACTCAAATATATTTTCAAATAGGGGGATTTTTTTCGGGTTTTCAATAGGGCGTCGTTTTAGTTTAATATTTTTCATTTTGTCTTCCATTTTAATTGTTTCAAAATTTTCGACAATTTCATTTATAGATTTGGATTTTTCAGGTTTTGGTCTAAAATTCCATTTTGCCGGTTGACTTATTTTTTCCTTTTTAATAGTTGATGCCATAATCTATAGTATAGGTATAAACAAATTATGAGAATTTACTGTCGATGTTATTTACTATGTAATTATGACAAAATATATAGTAATGAATGCAAAGGTGTGAATATTTTAAAGAAGGGGTCTTAAGGGTATACCACTACATAGTAGTCATCCCTCGGTTCCCTTAATAAGGAGGGATTTGAAGGTGTGAATATTTTAAAGAAGGGGTCTTAAGGGTATACCACTACATAGTAGTCAGCCCTCGGTTCCCTTAATAAGGAGGGATTTTAAGGAGGGATTTTAAGGAGGGATTTTAAGGAGGGATTTTAAGGAGGGATTTTAAGGAGGGATTTTAAGGAGGGATTTTAAGGGAACCTAGGTTCCCTTAATAAGGAGGGATTTTAAGGGTATACCATTACACAGTAGTCAGCCCTAGGTTCCCTTAACTTAACGAGCATACAACATTCCACAATTACCTCCAATAAAAGACAACACATTATATCGCTCTTCAAACACATGCATATTATAATTATATGTATACAAAGCCCATCCCGGTTTAGTAGTAACTGAAATTGGAGCACCATCCAAACACGTAATATCTACATTTGCTCCTACACTATCAATTGGAGGTAAATAAGTTGTAATTTCAAATTCCACATTTTTAAATCGGCTCAAATTAATAGCACCAGATGGCTGATATTCCAATGGATTAGTATTCAAACAAAAATTATAACAATATAATCCGGGTTTAGCAAATCCCTGGGTACGTGTATATTTTTCAATATAATCATAAATACCAGAAGGTAATGTATTTTCGCGATAATCACCGGATAATAAAATCGCCATAGTCTCCAATATTTCACGTTGATTGGATGTACTATAAGGTCCGGATACAAACATTTGACTTTCTTGATTAGGAACCAAGTTGGATGGAATACTATTATATGGCCAATTCGTATAATTACTCCATTCATTCCTAGTAAAAGCATCATTTCTTTGTAAATACCACATCCAACTTGCTACCATACCAGACGATGATTGCAATTTTATTCTGGAAGAACCGACTACATTTAAAAAATCATATTCAAATATATCTTTGACTAAATATACTTGGTCTTGTGAAGCGAAAATTTCCTGTTCGTCTGGCGATAAAAAACAATAAGTAGCCATTAAATGCACATCGGCATTCCAAGACGTGGTTTGATTTTCATAATTAATCGCAGATAAATCGATTGATGGAGGCGTTTGTAAAAATCGATATAATGCAAATTGGTTTTGATTAAAATCGGGTTGTATGTATGGAAATTCGGCTGTTGGATTAAATACGTCGCGAACCTGAAATAATTCTTGGATAGGTCGTATTGTCACATTAATCACTAAATCATTATATTGAAGGGCTATTAACGGAAATGCACATCGGCAATCCAAATTAAACCATGTATTTAGCGGAATATATAAACTACGTCCTCTAATAGATGGCTCTGCACCGGGAACGGTGCCGGCTGGTGCATTGGGTTGAGGCGGTGTATAAATCGCCGTAGGATAAGTATTTAATAAATAAGGAGCATTTGCAACACGATAGGGAACATTTGCCGGATTATTTATTGCAGGTATATTTCCAGTCATTGTATTGAATAATACTCTTTTATCTCCGGTAAAATCACGTTCAACCATTGCAGATAAATATTGTCCACTATAACGCTGTAATGTAACTGACCCGCATAATATTTCGATTTCACTAATCATTTGAGCCCCCAAATTATCAATCCATTTAAAATCATATGGTGACCATTGCCCCCCGGTTTGCTCACTTGGGCTCCACATTGGGCTCCATATATCCGGTAAAGATATGACTAAATACGTATCCATTAACAAATCGGCATAACGTTTGACTTTAAATGTAAATTTTGATGGCTCAGTTAAACGTAAATCCCGCATACCATCAAAATCCAAGCGAAACTTTTGCAATCCAAAATTGGTATATTTAGAATAAGTGACTTTGAAAAACGTCTTGGTTGGATTACCAGTTAATATCACATTTGCGTTTCCAGATGAAATAATACTTAATAGACCACCCGCCATAATTTCAATTTAAACCTTTATAATTATTATTATTATATAGTCGTATATTTATTATCATTTTTAGTCGATTTATATTTATACAGTGAATATATAATATTCATAATCATAAAATAATAATGGCTTATTTGGTAGATTATGCACTTTTAATTACAATAACCATGATTTGCGTATATATTATTTATAGAATGATTAAAAAACGGCAAGCGAGTAATCCCGCTACAGCTCCCATACCATATTCGGATATAGCCACATCAGCACAAACCGCACAATTAAATAAAATCGAAAATACGTCTTTGGGGTCAGGTATAACTAATTTAAGTTTAGATCCAAGCCAAGATAATAGTTTGCGAAATTTCTGCATAAAATCGTCATTTAATAGTGCATATACGGGAAGTTATGTAAATCAAAATATGGTAAAATATGTATTATCTCGCGGTTGCCGATTTTTAGATTTTGAAGTATTTATTAAAGATGGAGTACCAATTGTAGCATATTCCGATGCGCAATATGACCCTTCATATTCCAGTTTTACGTCTTTAGCACCGGCATTATCTTTGGCGGGAGTATGTTCAACAATTATGTCAAATGCATTTACAGATACGTCGCCCAATCCGGGAGACCCATTATTCATACAATTACATATAAATACGAATTTATCCAGCTCATATTCGGTCATCGCCGAAACCATTATTAGTTCAATGTCAAATAAATTGTATGTGGGTAATGTGACGCCGAGCACACCTTTGAATTTATTAATGGGACAAATTGTCTTGATAATTGATAATCAAACTGCAAATTCGAGTTACCAAAATTATTCGGGATGTGCTCCGAATGATAATACGTGTTATAATTTGAAAACCATTGCAAATATGGCAAGCGGTAGTAATCAAGTAATGTTATATAAACAATATAATTTGATGCAACAGGCTACAAATCCACCGGACCCTGATGTATATTTATTTCGGATTGTTTTGCCAAATTCGGGGATATTTTATGGCGTGAATAATAGCGATATGTTGTATTTAGTTAAAAATTATGGAGCGCAAGTAGTAGCACAAGCGTTTTATGTGAATGATAATAATTTGGCGGTTTATGAGGCGATGTTTAGACAGTATAAAAGTGCATTTGTGCCATTGGCGGCGGCCATAACATATTAAGGAGGGGTCTTAGTAGAGGTATTAGGAGGGGTCTTAGGGGAACCTTTGGTTCCCCTAATTTTTTCGCCGTATATTATAGATACGGCGAAAAACCATATATTTAAAAATATAATGAATGCTCATAAAAAATACAAACCACAAGAATGTAATGATAATATGACATTTCATGAATGTGAATTGGCTGTTTTGCGACATGCGGTTGATGAAAACGAAAAAATCAAAGGCAAAAAAATGGCAAGTGGCGAAGATATCAAAAAAATGATAAAAATCGTGGAGGAATTTTTAAGTCGTAAAAAATTAGTATGTTATGGAGGAACTGCAATCAATAATATTTTACCTAAATACGCGCAGTTTTATGACCGAAGTATTGAAATTCCCGACTATGATTTCTTTTCGCCAAATGCATTAAGCGACGCAAAAGAATTGGCCGATGAATTTTACAAAGCCGGATATTTAGATGTAGAAGCCAAATCCGGTATTCATGAAGGAACGTATAAAGTGTTTGTCAACTTCATTCCAATGGCCGATATTACTAGTTTACATGGTGAATTATATACGGCACTTTTGAAAGAAGCCATTTCGATTGCCGGAATAAAATACGCCCCGGCCAATTTTCTAAGAATGGGAATGTATTTAGAATTATCGCGTCCGGCGGGGGATATTTCGCGTTGGGAAAAAGTGCTAAAGCGAATTACTCTGTTAAATGAATACTATCCCATGAATGTGGATTATGATTGCAATACTGTCGATTTTCAACGTAAAATGGAGGATCATAAAGACCAATCGGAGAAAATCTATTTCACAGTACGCGATGCATTTATAGAAATGGGAGTTGTATTTTTCGGTGGATATGCTAGTTCATTATATGCCCGGTACATGCCGAAAGAAGGTCGCCGATTTATCCAAAAAATTCCCGATTTTGATGTATTGGCTGAAGAACCCGAAAAAACGGCAATAATCGTGGAGGAGAGATTGCACGAAGCCGGGTTTAAAGATGTCAAACGTATACATCATGCTGCAATTGGTGAAATTATTCCAGAGCATATCGAAATACAATACGGTAAAGAAATCTTGGCATTTATTTATAAACCCATTGCCTGTCATAATTACAATACTATTCGCATTGGAAACCAAGAAATAAATGTGGCTACAATCGATACTATTTTGAGTTTATATTTAGCATTTATTTATGCAGGTGCTGCGTATTATTACAGAGACCGTATTTTATGCATGGCCAAGTTTTTATTCGAATTAGAAGGGAAAAACCGATTAGCACAGAATGGCCTATTGAAACGGTTTAGTTCAACGTGTATTGGTAATCAAGAAACATTGGAAAGTATTCGGGCCAAGAAAGCGGCCAAATTTGCCGAATTGCGGGGGAAGCGCGGGTCTAACGAATATGAGGAATGGTTTTTGAAATATAATCCGGCCGATAATAGTAAAATTAAACGTGATACGAAAACAATTGTCCAGGAAAAAGATAAATCACCAAAATCTATTAATATGTCAATAAAGTCAACAGATATGGTTGAAGAAGAACCGATGAATGAGGTTGAGAAAATAGTCCCAGAGCAAAATAAAAAAGGTAAACGAGGAAAAAAAGGTAAAAATAAAACGAAGAAAAGAACAAATAAAGTATTTGAACGATTATTATTGGGGAACTTGCATTTTTAAAGGAGGGGTCTTAAGACTGTAAAACTACCATAGGTTCCCTTGATATAAAATTGAAACTACTTAAAGGATTTCAGTATAGTTATCATATCAATCATAATATTATAACTCTTAAGACTAATATTATAACTAGTAAAATGTCCACATCTACATCAAATGGAATTGACGTTGCGGGAGCATTGTCTAACATGTTATATTCTGGATTTTCAGTCCACGATTGTTTGAGTGAAGATATAGATAATGCGCTCGATGCGCATTCTACGACTATCCGCATTCATTTGGACGATAACAATAAAACATTATATATTGTCGACAATGGACATGGAATGACAGACTCCGGTTTGAGAAATGCCAATATTTTACACAAAAAATGCGAAATTGTTGCACCGACAAAAACGGCTCTACCCAATGTTCGCAATGGCCGTTTCGGAATTGGCAGTAATGCAGCCAAAATTGTATATTCGCAAAATAAATATTCGACGACAATCATTTCGAAAGTGGCTGATGGCCCACTCAATGAATTGACCCTCGATTGGCCGGATGCAATTCACAATAATTTCTTGCAAATTGCGCCGCACCGAATAACGGAGGAAGGTCGCAAATTATGGACTGAATATGCTATCGGTGATGCCAGTTCAAACAATCACGGCACATTACTATGTTGCCGATGCGATGACCGAATTTACAATGAACTCCGTCAGGATGTTGTCAATGGTGGTTTGGCTAAATATATCGGTGAAAAATACCATCAATATTTATTAAACCGCGGAATAATTATAGAACTCTTTATTTTGGAGAAGGAAGATGAAGAGGATGCAGCTGGTGAAGAAATTGGTGAACATGATAATAGTCATGAATATGAAGTTTTGGACCAAACGCATTTCCCCGTTGTAGGAATTGATATTTTGTGTTTAGATACGGTCGATGCCAGTCATGTCGAAACGCACGAATTGGAAGTATGGCAGGAAAATGGCTCAGATAAATTACTAGTGTATTTTCCAAATGGCAAAAACAAGATGATATTTCTGGATACTTATACAGACCCTGCAAAACCAAAGCAGATTGCCAATGCATATCCACCAGAAAATGCTGCGAAAAAGGCAAAACTTCCTATTATTTCGAGTTATGACCCATCGTGGGTATCAACTGATGACAATAAACAATCATTTGGTGGAAGGTACATGATGCGAGGCCAAAAAGTCATCGATAAATTTGAACGGGCATTTCCTGGAAAAGGAGATTATGGTGAACGCAAAGTGATTGCTTTTGCAAGACATTTGGTCATTTGTTTGCCGACTTTGGACAAAGATATGGGAATTCAAGTGAATAAGTCGCATATTAAAGAGTGCGATATCAATCCGCATTTGAATGAGACTGTCAAATTTGTGACGGATAATTACTCAAAACAATTATACAAGAGTTATTATAAGGTTCCTAAGCCTCCAGTACCTCCTATTCCTCCAGTACCTCCTATTCCTCCAGTACCTCCTATTCCTCCAGTACCCAGGCTTTATCAAATCGATAATATTAAATTCAATATTGGAACCGGTGCATTAATTATTACAGATGTGTCAAATCCATCCCAAATTGAAAAATTGGCGGAATTAAATACATATGGTCAATGTGCCGAATTAAGAGATTGGACCATGGAGCATTTCAAACATTTACAAACATATAATTCTGAAACTAGCAGGGCTACATTTATCTCATTTATCCGGGCATTTTCAGAATGTGTAAGACCCAGATTAGTATAACGGATTAGTATAATTTATTTTGGAAAAATACACATAAAAATAATACTTGTAAATATATAAGTATTATTATGGGTCGGTATTATAGTGGTCAAATATCTGGCAAATTCTGGTTTGGTGTACAGAGTAGCACTGATGCTACTAATTTTGGCAGTAGTCCAAAAACAATTGTAAATTATCATGCATGTGGATGTCAAGCCGAAGATATTTTTATTGAAGATATAGATGATAATGAGGAATTAGACCAATATAAAGATAATTATTGTACAAATTGTTTTGGTTCATTCGACGAGCATATGCAGGCAATAAAAGAAGATGAACCTGAGAATAATGATAATAAAACATGGTCCATTTCAGACCATGAAATTGAATATCAATTTGAAGGTCGGCATATTGCATTTCTGGATGCCAAGATTGCAGAATTAGAAGAATTGGTTGGACAATATATAATCGAATACAATATCAAAGATGAAGATAATGAAATTACATATGATTGTATGACAAGTCCTGAGTTATCGAATGATATGTTAGAGCTGGCTGCACAATTATGCTTAGGACGTCAAATATCATACTGTTTGCATAATAAAGGGTGTTGCTATTTTTACGCGGATATGTAATTAATTAAGGGAACCTAATTAAGGGAACCTACGGTTCCCTTAAAATCCCTCCCTCCTTTAATGTCCCTCCCTAATTAAGGGAACCTACGGTTCCCTTAAAATCCCTCCCTCCTTTAATGTCCCTCCCTAATTAAGGGAACCTACGGTCGCTGCGCGGTCTTAAAATCCCTCCCTCCTTTAATGTCCCTCCCTAATTAAGGGAACCTACGGTTCCCTTAAAATCCCTCCCTCCTTTAATGTCCCTCCCTAATTAAGGGAACCTACGGTTCCCTTAAAATCCCTCCCTCCTTTAATGTCCCTCCCTAATTAAGGGAAC